AGCTCGTAAACTACCTGCGGTGTTGGTGTTAAGCGGTTCAAATTGTAAAGCATTTTCTTGGTCACTAAAAGCTATAAGCATAGGATCACTAGTGCCAGTTCTGACTCCTCCAGATAAAGGGTCAGCTCCAAAAACTATAACGTGTCTGTCGGTTTCACTTACTAGAGTTTGTAACCCTATTGTAGGAACTTGATTTGCACCGCTTATGTTTTGTAGTTCTACCGCTCTTGTGCTTACTCCGTTAGTGGCATCCCAATAAAATATACCACCGTTACGTGGGTTAATAATAAGGTCTTCACCGAAGTTATCTGCAGACCAAAGTCTAAGTTGATTTATAAAACTTAAACCTGTAGTTGAGCCATAAGGTCCTGCTCCCCATGCACCAACACTCCAACCTGTACTGGTATTATAAACATTTAAACCTACGTTGATTTGGTACGTGCCTACTACTGAGGCTCCTCCGTTACCTGTATCGGAAGCATTAGCTACGACAGTACTACCGCCAGTATCTTTAGCTGTAACAGTATAAGTGTCTGTATCTATTACAGAAGCTATTTGATATTCTTGGTTTAAAACGTCAGCAGTTATATTACCGCCTAAACTAACAGCACCGCTAAAAGTTACCCAATCATTAATAACCGCTCCGTGAGCAGTATCGCTTACAGTAATAGTGGAAGAACCACTACTGGCAGAAAACGTAACCATTCCTGCAGTTGTAGTTCTACGGATAGGGGTTACATCATAGTAAGCTCCCCCTTGAAGAATATAGTATTTTTCGTTAGTGCCTAGACCTAGTTCTTGTGTACCGTCTAAAAGTACCCAGTTGTGTAAATGTCTACCTGTACCTTCAAAAGTTGAAGCAATCTCTTTACGCCAACCGCCTATTTTTTCAGGTCTACCAAAGTTGAAACGTATAAGGTTACAATCAAACCAACCGCCTTCTGCATCATAAGCAGTTCCTTCTCTAAATATTCCAGGTCTGAATTGAAACTTGTTTAGTGCCATTACACTATTGTATAGTATTATTTTTGAATTTTATATATGTCGCCAATCTTTACCTTCAAATAGCAAAGCTTCGGCTTCGCGTCTTCTAGTTAGACCAGCTAAAACTTCTCCGTTTGCCTTGTTCCATCTTTTAATTTGCTCAGGCACAGAGTTATATTCACCGTTGTTAAGTTTTTTAAGTAGTGTAGAAGATTTTAAATTACTTGGTCCTAAATTGTACACCCAAGAACAAAGTGCATCAAACTGATGTTGATTTAAATCTACGTGGACGTAATCGTTAATATATTTTTCGTACTCCTCTTCTAATTCTCTTTGTAACATAAAATCAGCTTTTTCTTGTGACCATTTATCGCCTTCCTCAACTCCTTGAGTTGAGCCGTAACCTATAGTCCAAACACCAGCAGCACATTTATATGCTTCAAGTTCACAACCTTCAAACTGTTTTATAAGTTCAATACCTTCATCAGATATGTGCATATTAGTCCTCCTTACTAGGCGTGTTAGAAGCTCCAAAATAAAATGAAATAACCGCACTGGCTAAACCTCCTAAATATCCTAGAACTAAGTTGATAAGAGCTTCTGAGTTTTGCTCTGGGGGTTGAATAGTTACTAAAAATATATACCCTAAAAATCCACCGACAGTAGCTATACCCATAATACGTGCAGTCCAATCTTTGCTAAATTTACCTCTAGCGTCTTGTTTGTCTTGTACTTCTAGTTTAAATACGTCTACGTCAAGTTCTTTCATTTGAACTTCAAAGGCTTGTTCAGCTTTTTTAAGCTCCATCATTTGTTCAGGTGTGGCAGATTGTATAGCGTTATTTATAGCTTTAGGACTGTCATCACAACCTAAAACTTCACAAATAACTTTACTAGCCATGCCTCCTAGTGGTCCGCCTAAAGCAGAGCCAAGAGTAGGAGCGACACTACCTACGACGTTTTTTAATAAACCTTTTAACATAATTACTCCCAAGTAAATACTTTTAATGGTTTGCTTTTGCCTTTGACTATTATAGGTGATAATTCTTTTAAATAGTAGCCACAGTAAGATTCTGTAGTTTCGCCTATTAGTATATTTACACCACACTCTTTAGTAGCTGACTCAAGTCTAGCAGCAGTATTAACTGCGTCGCCTATAGCGGTGTAATCAAATCTAGTTTCACTGCCCATGTTCCCTACTATGGCTTCGCCTGTATTTATACCTATACCTATGGCTATTCCTGGCAAGTTTTCAGACAATAACTCTTGGTTTAATATAGTTATGTTTTTCATTATTTCTACACCACACTCCACTGCTGTCTTTTCATGATTGTCCATGTCTAGTGGTGCATTAAAAATAGCCATCATTGCATCCCCTATATATTTGTCTACCATGCCTCCGTATTTTTGTACAGCTTTTTGTTGCGCGTTTAAAACTTTATTCATAATATAGGTAACTTGTTCAGGCTCTACGCTTTCTGACAATGCGGTAAAGCCTCTTAAGTCAGTAAATATAAAAGTACATCTACGTTTTTCTCCTCCTAATTTTAATAACTCAGGGTTATTTTGTAATTGTTTCACTTGTCGTGGGTCGAGATAGTGTTCAAATTGTTTTTTAATTTGTTGTCTAAGTTTGAACTGCTCTTTAAAACGTAGATAAAAAGCTAACGTACCTATAATAAAAGTAGAAACTAATGACCACGTAAAATCTATTAAAAGTCCTCCTCTTATAATGTATAAAGCTAAAACAAACTGAGTTAATAAAACAAATACAAAACTAAAAGCACTTAATAAAATACCGAAATAATTTATATAAAACCATGCCATACCTATAGAAACTAAAAATATCAATATTTCTAAAGCTAGGCTATAATCAGGTATATATGGTGAATTTTCTATTAAAATTGACTCAGCTAATGCTGCTTGGATTTTGTGTGGTTCTAGGAGTCCTGCTGGCGTTGCCACTTGTGGCATTACACCTTGTGCTGTTACCCCTACAAAGACAAACTTACCCTCTACATCCATTTCATCAAGATTAGTTTCAGGAGTATCTACCCAACTTATCCACTTACGACCTAATAAATCAGTTTTAACTGGCGGTATACCTTTAACTGTTATTTCTTGTATTCCGTTTTGATTAGTTTTTATAATGTAGGTGTCTGAACCTGCTAATATTTTAAGTACTTGAGTGCCGTATGCAGGTATCCAACCGTCCTCGCTTTGCATAAGTAAGGGTATACGCCTAACTAAATTGTCTACGTCTACTGGAGCGACTGCGACGCCCTCAGGAGCCGATATAACGTTTTGCCTCACCCCTCTAGCTGGATAACCTTTAACGTCTGGACCGAGGACTACCGTACCTGTGGTACGTGGGTAAAACTTACTGTTATTTTCAAACATAGCTAATACCGTAGGTACGGTCATACGTATGCTTTCAGCAAACTCCTTATCTCCGCCGAACCTATCTTGCTCTGTAAAAGCTATTACCCAACCTACTCCTATAGCTCCCTTACCAGTTAGTTGTTTTTGTATTTCCGCTAACCGTTGTCTAGGAAAAGGATAGCCACCCTCATTCACTACGTCTTGTTCCGTAATATTTAAAACTGTAAAATAACCTGAAGGTTCATGTTGTTCAACAAACGAATCAAAAAATTTTAATTTTAAAGTTTCATAAAACGCTGGTTGATATATTAGGGGTAAACTTAAAAAAGTTGAAGCTATTAAAAACGGTATAATCTTTTTCATGAGCTTTGTTTTATAGTGATAGTAGAAGTTCCTCCACCGTTCACTTTTATAGTATTACTTACTCCATCTTGTATAAATATTAACGTATATCCTGTTGAACTACTAATATCTAATCTAAGTTTTTGTTGAACTTCCCTTCTGAATGATATTGTGTCACCTTGTACTATTGTTATTATTTGTGTTTCAAGGTCTTGACCTATTTCAGTACCTTGTATACTTGAACCTATAGAACTTTTAAGTTCTTCCTCTTTTAGTGAATCTAGTTCTTCTACTATGGCTAGTAAATCTTCAAAAAAGTTTACGTCTAAATAATTAATATCTAATTCACTGAATTCTAGATTATCTTCTTGTAGAGCATCTGTATCAAGTTCTTCAAATTCAAGGTAATCGATATCTAAAACGTTTTTACTTTTATCTTTACTTTCAGCTTCAATATTTAATTTTACATTTTTAGGTGGGTTGACTATTAACATGTTATCAATAGTTTCTAAACTTAGATCTAAAATTACTGGAGAGCTGGGTCTGTTTTCAAAAACGTTGACTGTGGTAGCTTCGTATGGTTTATTGAGAGTTACGCTACCTAAAGCTGTAGTAACTAATATTTCACCGCTAGAAACTCCGTTAGCGTCTGGGAGCAAAATAATTAAACTACGTCCTAATTCATCTACTGTACAAGTGAAGTCTGTACCGCGTATAGCTATGTTAGCTGTAGGTGTGGTAATAGAAATATTTTCTTTATTTATAGCTCCTAGTTTACCAGTAATAAATCTAGCTGTACCAGAAGCAAAGTTAAGAGCTAATTTTGAGTTGTTTGGGTTAGGGTCAAAGACGTATTCGTCTATAGTAAGTTTTGAGTGTTCAGTTAATTTAACTACAGAGTCGTCTAAAAAAGTAATACCAATACGACCTACGTTAGTTTCTACTAGATCGTTTTGTTGAATATTAAAATTTAACGAAGCTTGAAAAGCCTCATCTCTTATTATTTGAGCTTGACCTTTTAGTTCTGTAACGTCCCCGACTTCAACAAGTGGTTGTTGTTCCGCCGTCGTTTTGAATGACGCAAATATTAGAATTAGAAGCAGT